GCATCAAACAGCGAACGCTTGGAAAGTTCTTCGGTTAAGTCATCGATAATCTTTGTTTGCAATTCGTCCAATGTCATCGTTACTCACCTTTGGTTTTCTTATTCGATTTTCTTGTTTGCGGTTTTTTCTCGACCTTCTTCTCAGAAGCAGGCTGCTCCAGAGGAATTTCTTCCCCCGGAGCGTACCAACGGTCATTATGCTTAACGCTATAGCCGAACTTCATTACGCAGTAACCTTCATGATAGCAACGCTATTCATGCGCTCATAACTCGGCAGAACGATTTCGGATACTACGGAGTGAGTATTAACCGGATGCGGAGTCGTGTAGGTGTAAACACCAACGCCAGTGTTGACCAGTGCGAAGTTGCCGATAGACTGGTCACCGGAACGCTCTTCAGGAGTCGTGCCATACCATACGTTACCCAGAGTAGTCGTGCCAGCTGCAATACCAACAACAACACCATTCGGTACGAATGGTACAGTCTGTGCAGACTCGTTAACGTACAGTTTGTTGTAAACCAGGATGTTCACGCCATAGTTGGACAGCATGAACGCCTTAACATCGTTGTCACGAACCATAACGCCGTTCTGATAACCAAGGATGCCAAGGACCTGTTTCTTGGTGTCATCAGCATTGACGAACTGCTTCCAGGTTGCCTGGTTCATGATGATAGTGCCAAGACCAACACCATAGTTTGTCTGATGCTTCTCGATCATTGCCTGAATGTCGGCAATCGGAGTAGCGGTAGCCGCAGCAGACCACAGTGCATTACCAGACAGCGAAGAGTAGTTCTTAGCCTTGTAAGCAACGCCGTTGTCGGCAGTGTAGTTGACGGTGTAGGTATTGCCGCCGTCTACGGTAACAACAATCTTCGGAATACCATCTGCCGGTGCCAGCAGCTGCCAGATCATGCGTTCCGGCACAACATCTGCACCCTGGATCAGACCAAGCGGATTCTTCATGATTCTAGCCAGAATCTGACGAGCCATTTCCGGGTTCGCATCTTCAAAGGTCATGTAATCCTGTTCATCCTGCTCGGAGACCATGATGGACTCACGGAAGAACGGCATACCCTGTTCAATCTTCGTAAAGCCGATGCCATCTCTCAGCGGAGCATTTGCATCGAAGTTAGCACCTTTCAGCGCAACCGGCATACCATCTTCGCCGGTAATCCATGCCAGATCCAGACCGATTTTCTTCTGGGTTCCGAAGAAGGAACGACCAAGATACGGTGCAAGACCAAGGCTTGCTTTGTAATTATCCCATGCAGCCGCAATCGCTCTTGCGGTAAACACATCTCTTAATGCCATGATTTTTTCTACCTCTCTTTCCTAATTACGCATATGCCTTGCCGCAGAAGGTTGCTTACGAAGCCGGAGCGACATATGCACTGCCATAGAAGGTTACCTTCGGGGTAGCCGCCTTTGCAGCAGCAGCGATCTGAACAGAAGAATCAATTTTTGTAGCATCAATAACGCCGGAGTAAATGTAAGTGCCGGGTGCGTCACCGCCAGATACATCTACATCGTGCATAAGGTAGCCGAGGCAGGTAGCGTTATTTGCCGGGAACGGAGTACCAGCAAGAACCTTGCCGTTAGTACCCATAGATGCCGGAACGACACAGGCAGCACCTTCATAATCGAAGAATTTCAGGATAGTCTTCTCCGGTTCGTAGGAAGTAACTTTCATCTTTGTTTACCTCTCTTTCAAAATTTACTTGTAAAAGTCTTGAGCCTTTTGGGCTTCGTTATCAGTAACACCGAAATTCAGCAGCTTGGCAGTACGGACATCCTCAGGTTCGGTATCCTTGCCGTCACCACCAGCACCACTGGGATCAGGCGTACTTTGCATTAGCTTCTTTTCGTAATCTGCAACCGCAGATTTTTCTCTGTTGGAAATGATTTGACCGATACTTTCTGTGGCTTTCTCAAAGTCTCCAGCCATGAATGCCTCAACAACATGATCAGCATCCTCGCCGGTGATGCCCTTATCGGACAGACTGTTGCGGAATTTCAGTTCACGAATCTGAGCCTCAAGTTTTGCGACATTGTCGTTCGCAGTCTTGACATCAGCCTGTGCCTTTTCAAGATCGCTCATGTTCTGCTGATTGATCTCGTCCAGTTTGTCCTGAAGTTCCTTGGCTTTCTTGGCATCGGCAGACAGTTTCGCCGCCTTACCCTTCTCTGTAGCCACCTCGGAATTGTGCTGGTTGAGAATCTGGGTGATTTGCTCTTCAGAAATTCCATCGCCGAAAATCTTCTTTAAATCATCTCTTGTCATTGTGCTTTCCTTTCTTCCACACGCTTTGATATCGCAGTTCGCATCTGCTGTGGATTGCCATTTATCGCATGACTGCAAAATTTTTGTATATAAAAAAGAGCCACAAAATGTGACTCCTTCTTACGAGTAGACTGTGTGGCAACGGCAATTCGCCAAATTTTCATCGGAAGCCGCCATGTCTCCGCTAAATAACATTAAGTCGTTTCCAACATGGAAATAATCATCGATCGGAATCGTCTTTCCGTTGACTTCCCTGTGCCACTGTCTGGTGACTTTATCTATGATTGCCACCCATGTTTTTCTTGTCTTTCCAGCCTCGACTGCCTGTGCGAACTCTTCGTATTCCCAAGTGCCTTGAGATTCGTTTTCCGCAATGAGCAATGCCCTGTCATCCGAGAAATACCATTCATCATCCGAATGATCCTGAGTAGTCCGTGTGACCTCATCGGCAAATACCGCCGTTTTCGTCATCAGATACTCATCTATCGGAACGTAGACCAACAGATTCTGCTGATATAGGTCTCTCAGATAGCCGGAAAGATAATCGTAGTTGTCTGGCGTTACGCCACCGTACATCACCACCAGTTCGAAGAATGTCAGCATCATGACTTCCAGATTTTCAGCCAGTCTGATGCGTCTTTCCTCTTCTTCCTCTGGAAGATTCATCTCTCCAAAGAACTGGTTAATTGACATTGCACGGTTTTTCGACCTTTTCGTAAAAAACAGGCCGTTTAGGTTATCGAAATTCTGCGGACTCGGCATCAGCTTGCGATGATTCTATCTGTAGAGGCATTGGCATCAACATCTGGAAGTTCCTCTACAGTACCCTGTCCAACAGAGTAATCAAACTGTCTCTGCATACGGTCCTTGGATGCCGCATAAACCGATGTGACATCGCTGAACAGATTGACAGTCTTTAACGCATCGGCATCGTCCACACCAATCTGATGCAGGATCTGAAGCACTTGCGCTTTAACCATCATATTCTCCAGTTTGGAGCGTTTCGGCTTGATGTCGATGTCGGTTATCTTTAAGTCGAATTTGCCGTCAGAAGCGACTCTCAGCTTGTTTAAGACGCATCTGAGCATCATACGTTCGCACTTCTTAAACAGCGGAATCCGCAGTTCTGCTCTCTTGTCCTCATCGTAGTAGCCGTTCCGTAATACAACCGCCTGACCAGTATCGCCACCAGATGCCTCTTCTCTTCCCGGTTTGCCTTGGACAATCAGAAGGTTCTTGTAGACATCATCTTTTGCTGTCTGGGTCTGCGTCTGATTCAACTCAGCAGTCAGCATCCGTACATCTGCATCGTAGCCAGCCGTGGTAGTTTTGATTGACAGCGCACCCATTTTGCACATCTCAAGGAACTTGTCTTCGGAGATTTCGCAGTTCTTAAACAGCATCAGTGCCTGAACAAACTGCTCGATGCCATTCATTCTGTCGGACTGCATCTTGTTGAGTTCATCCGTCATGGTGATGGTAATCTCGATATCAGACAGCCGTCTTTCATTGTTCGGATACTCAACGACCGGAATCATGCCATTTCCGTTGATACCGCTTTCCAAAATCTGACCATCCGCAATTCTGAACCACTGAAGACTGGTATAGATGATGTAGAAATCCATGCCGTCCGCATCGGTACGAATCTGGCAGCTGAAAGCCGGAGTATAATCATCGGCAAAGTAACACACGAACGTGTCTGCCGGATTCTCGGACTTTAAGTAGAACGGAGCCTCATCAAATGCCGGTGACATTCTGTTACGGTTTCCAA